GTACTAGTCCAAAATATTCCTGGCATGCTTGGCTTTAGAAAGGCTTCACTTATTTGTGGATTATTGCCTTCTTTGGCGATGTGTAATTGTAATGTACCGTCTAGTTTGTACAGTTTAGGTGTAGGCAATACATCATCTATACGCATTTTAGTGAATCAATAATAATGTACTTAACACATCGCCGCGATTTGCGCTGTCATCACCTTCACCTGGTTTAACAATAACATTGTACATCTTTTTAGGATCAGTTATTTTTTTCTCAGGTGTTTTCATCATTTCATCGTATGTAAGTATTGTTTTAGGATCCATACTGTATTTTGCGGCAATACGATCTTTTAATGCTTTAATACTTTGTTTGTCTTTATAGCGCAATTCACTATCAAATACTTCTTTACCTTTTTTATCTGTTTTACCAGTTGGTGTTTTGTGATGATAAACTAAATCGCTAAACAATTCTTTTGGTACAACTCTGCTATTTTTTGTTTGGCTGTAGTCAATTTGTTTTTCTTGACTTGGCTGACTGCCCATACTAAAATTGATTTTAAAGTTTTTAGGTTTTGCCGAATGAGCAACACTGGCAATTTTTGTATAAGCATAGAAATCTGTGTTTGGATGTTTCTTAGCCAAACTATAAGCACTGTTCAAATATTCTGGGCTAAAGAAGTCACCAGCGTCATGCCAACGTATTGCCACTTTAGTCTTCTTTTTGTTGTATTTCTTTTCTGCTTCGGTAATTTCTTTATCTAACTCACGCATAAAACCATCTGGGTCATTGACTAAGAAGTTTAATAAACGTGTTTGTGCCATGCTACTATTTTTCCATTGTACATAGCCACCTTTCATAGCATAACAATATGTTTTGCATTGCCCGGCTTGTGGGCAAGTATTAACAACAATAAAGTCACCGTTGTTTTCATTTACTGCTAGACCACGCAATGCAGGTAAGCCAACGTTAAAGTATATAGTAGATGTACCATCACTATGTTGCATCTTTTCGTTTTGTTTTAATATCTTTTTTGGGCGTTCTTTAATTTGGTCGCGTAGTTTATCTAAATCGTATTCTTTACCATTTTCGTCTACGATTGGGACATTGCCGCTGTGTATATAGGGCAAGTTATATTTGTCTGATTTTTCTTTCTTTTTACCTAAAATTCTGTCAAGATATGCTTTTAACTGTTCGTCACTTAATTCTTCAGTTTTTGCTCCCAAAAAGCTAGGGCTTTCTTCGTTAAATAATGACTCATCAATATCTTGATGTTCACTATCCAAAAACTGGCGTAGGCTCATTACCTCAAGATTTGGGCTTAAAATATGAGGCTTGCTATTTTCATTTAAAAGTTGTAAAATATTACGAATGTCCACGATTATTCCTTATAACTTGACTTTAATATGTAACTATTGTATTATTTATCATTATGCACAATCAAAATGTAAAACGTATTGGTTTCGCTTGTAAACTAGCTGAAATCAACAAAAAGGGCGAGATTGCCAGTATTGAAGGATTCAATACAGGTGGTACTACTTTGGCATGGGCAAAGCGTAACAAACGTGATGTTGTAGAGCAAAAAATCATTGATGTTGCAAAAAACAATATTATGAATACACATAATCTTGTTAAAAGGATATCAACTTTGCCTCCTGAACTACGTATGGTTCGTCTTACCAGCGATATGTTTAGTTTTTACACACATGAAGACTACCGTGACTTTTGGAAAACCCCATATATTCAAAATCTACTTGAACATTGGATGGCACCAATTGGTGAAACTGCACGTGCCAATGATGTACGTCTTAGCTTTCATCCTGACCAATTCGTTGTGTTAGCTAGTGATCGCCCTGAGGTTGTAGACAAAAGTATTGAAGAATTTGAAATGCACGTTGACATGGCACGTTGGATGGGCTATGGTAAAACATTTCAGGACATCAAAATCAACGTACATATCAGTGGTCGCAAGGGTCCACAGGGTATTCGTGATGCGTACAAACGACTAAGTGCTGAGGCACGTAACGCTATCACAATCGAAAATGAAGAGATGTCATGGGGACTAGATGCTAGTTTAGAGCTGGTCAATGATTGTGCTTTGGTTTTGGATATACACCATCACTATGTAATGACCGGCGAGTATATTGAACCGAATGATGATCGTATTAAGCGTATCGTTGATAGCTGGCGTGGTGTGCGTCCTGTCATTCACTACAGCGTAAGTCGCGAAGAATATCTATCAACTCATTCTACAAAAACGTTGCCCAATCATCAACTCTTGCTAGAACAAGGCTTAAACAAGCAAAAGATGCGAGCACACTCCGATTATATGTGGAACGATGCAGTAAATGACTGGGCATATGGACATTGGCAGTGGGCCGACGTTATGGTTGAAGCAAAAGCCAAAAATTTGGCTAGTTTTAGATTGCACCAGTACTGGAAAACCCTTCAGGACTAATTTTTATAATAATCTTTGGGATTTTCGCTTCTGGCTAGTATTGCTCTAGTCACGTTAGAATTTACGGCACCGTCTTTTCTATGTAGGTTTTGAGACTTTACCCAAATTGAAAATTCTTCTTGAGACATTAAACGATACTTATCTAGTGTGGTTTTTCTAGATTGAGAAATGCTTAGGGCTCTAGTCTCACTGCATGGTATTTTCTTTCCATACATACCGTTTTTAGCACCTTGTTTGGCTTCTGATAAGTTTTTCTTCCAAATTTCATTTCTCGGGATTCTCTTTAAAGATGCTGATCTTTTTTTGAGTGTCGCCTCATTAGGTTTCCACCCTAATTTAGAGGGAGGTTTATTTCCTCCCTTATTAGCATTCCAACCTATATTTTTTTTCGGTCGCAGAAGTTCTTCTTGCTTATAGCAATTTTCTTCAGTATCACTTATTAATATAGTTTGAATCACGGTGTCTTTATATTTGTTGAGAATTCTACCGAAATAAGGATTTTTGTCATTACGGTTCTTTGAAGCATTTCGGTGCTCGTTAAGTCGTCGGATTGGATTATTTGTTACGCCGATGTATCCTTCTTTGGTATAATCAGTATGCTCTGGTAAATGAATCCAGTACAAATAATGCGTATAAATAGTCATGCTGATAGCTCCTCTTAGCATTAGAGTAGTTGGGTATTTGCAGTTCCGCGACCCTCATTTTTATTTATACCAAATGTATTGATATATTATAAACTATCATGCATAATAAGTTATACAAGGATTATGTAAATGTTAAACAAAATCAAAAATTTATTCAAGAAACCAGAGCCGCCTAAGCCTGAACCTGTAGCTGAAAAGCCCAAAAAGCCTAAACAGCCAAAAAAGCAAAAAGAGGTTACATTAAGTGAAAAGGAAAAGGCTACACAACAGGGTGAACCTTATATTGCCATTTTAAAAGTAGAAGTCAGTCCTGACGATTTGGGAAATGGTAGTTTTGAACTAGATTGGAATGACAAGTTTGTAGTTAATTTAGTCAAACAAGGGTATAAGATTAAACAGACTGATACAGACGCAGAGATCGTAGATCGCTGGTTCCAAACTGTATGCCGTAATATTGCATTAGAAATTTATGAACAAGATCAAGCCGACCCCTCAAATCGGGATATGATCAGTGACATGCGAGTTATAAGAAGTAGAGATATTGGAAACGGACGCTCAGAAGTCAGTTAAATCAATAACTTACGCTGGTTTAAAAACTTGACATTTATTTTTTAGTTAGTTATAATATACGTAGTTTTTAACAAAAGCCGTATATTCGGCAAGGCAAAGTATGAAATTAAAAATTCCTAAAGGTCAAGCAGTAAATATTTCTAAAATCTACAATGCAGTAGATAACAAGAATCTTAAACAGCGAAAACCAAAAAAGATAACCAGTCTTATTGATTTGGCTGAACAAAATAAACAAATTATGGATGCCATCAATAATCTTAAGGCACAGAATGTGCAATTTAGTATTAATGATTTTGGTAAATCTGGATACGTGACAATTGGTGATGTATTGTTTGACGAGATCGCACAGCGTGATTTACTATTAGATCATATCGCAAAGATTATAACCGTTTTTAATCCATCACTGACAAGTCCTGTTTTTCTTGCCGATGTTAAAGGTGACCTTTTTAATTTTGACACAATGCACGGTATTTGTAATTTTGCGTTGTTTTGTAAACATGGTCTTATCAAAGAAGTTGACCCTAAAAATTGGTTAAAAGCGAAGTATGCATCATATACGATTCCAAATGCAAGTGCAGGTTTGCCTGCATATAGTGCATTGTCACGTAACGGTTTAGGTCAAAAGAAATGGACTAGCTTTGACCAACATAAAACTAAAGTAGGCCTTGCTCGACAATATCCCACTCATTATGGAAAAATGTTTGAGGAGAATGTTGTGCTACAAGACCTTTGTGAAAAATACGAGGCTATTCCTGTTAGCCCACAAAGTGTTTATAAAGGTAAAGCCGGTACTATTAGTTCAGTGCAAGCATTGTACAAATACGATTATTATCAAGTAGAATTTGCATTAGAACGACATAAAGCACATTGGCATGGCACGCATCTTGATGATGCTGCTTATGGTTTTTATGGCAATATGATTAGTTATGGTAAAAGTATTGGTTGGACTAAAAAACAATTAAACAAACTTTCAGACCATTTAAATGCAATTGTTTTTGATTTTTTCACTGACCTTGCTGGTGCTCGCATTGTAGTAGTTAATACACATGAAAAATGGTTCAGAGCATGTAATCCATTAGCTAAAAAAATTCCCAATCCTACAGATGATTGCTTTTTAGCTATTATGCAAAAGATTTATTTAAAATTAAATGGTAATTGTCAAGTAACTAGTCATGCTTATAACTATGTTCATAATAACAAGGATATTTACGATTATTTACCTGACGAAATTAAAAATAAGGTAGATGAATATGTCCAAAATAATATTACCTGGTGAGTGTTCTTGGTTTTATCTAATTGAGTTGTGGCATAATAATATCAAAGGATTTGGTATTACCAATAACTTAGAACGTAGATTGACCAAAGGATATTGCTATCCTTCTGCATCAATACAAAAGTTCTGTCATTTATACTACGGTAAACAATCACAAATTAGAGCATTAGAACGTTGGTTTAAAAATGAATATCGTAGTGAATTATTGGTTCTGATTAACAAAAAATTAGAATGGATTGACCCAAATAGTGAACTTAATAATTTACAAGAAATGATCAATGTTATTGAAGAAAGAATGGTTGCCAGTGAATATAATGAAATTTATAGGGTAAAATCAAAACACTTGCCCTATCAACCCAGTAAATATTTTACCGATATCAAAGAAAAACCTGATTATTTTTTACAAAAAATAGTTTGACATTGCCCAAAATTTAGTATAATATACACATATTATGAAATACGCATTAATTGATACAGCAAATACATTCTTCCGTGCCCGACATATTGCCAGTCGCAATACTGAAACATGGGAAAAGGTTGGAATGGCATTACATCTTACACTAAGTAGTGTCAATCAAGCAGTAAAACGATTTGGCATTGACCATGTTGTGTTCTGTCTTGAGGGTCGTAGCTGGCGTAAAGATTACTATAAGCCCTACAAGGCTAATCGTAAACTTGACGAAAGTGCTATGACTGAAAGTGAGATTGAAGAAAACAAGATGTTTTGGGAAACATATGAAATGTTTACCAATTACTTGCGTGAGAAAACTAATACTAGTGTGTTGCGTCATCCTAATGGTGAGGCTGACGATATGATTGCGCGTTTTATCGCATTACACCCAGATGATGAACATGTTATTATCAGTAGCGATACTGACTATGTACAATTGATTAATGAGCGTGTTACACAATATAATGGCGTAAGCAATCAATATATTACACTTGAAGGCTATCACGATGAGAAAGGACGACTCATTGTTGACAAGAAAACAAAAGAGCCAAAACTATTAGGTGACCCACAATTTTTACTATTTGAAAAGTGTATGCGCGGTGACAGCACTGACAACGTGTTTAGTGCATATCCAGGTGTACGTACTAAAGGTAGCAAAAACAAAATTGGATTGATTGAGGCATATGCTGATCGTCATAAGCAAGGTTTCAATTGGAACAATATGATGCTACAGCGTTGGTCTGATCACGATGGTGTTGAGCATCGTGTGCGTGATGATTATGAACGTAATCGTGTGTTAATTGATTTAACCGCACAACCTGACGAGTTTAAGGTGTTGTTTGATGAAACAATTAAGAATGATGTACGCACAACCACAGTACCTCAAGTGGGTGTACATTTTATGCGATTCTGTGGCAAGTACGAATTAAACAAAATTAGCGAACAATCAGATACGTTTGCTAAATGGTTAAACTCTCCATATATAGGTATATTACATGAGTAAATATTTTTGTAAAGATTGTAAATATAGCAAAATTCCTTTTATGACTAAGTTTGGCAACATACTATTTTTTGCTAAAGATGAAGATTTTGAATATGTATGTACAAGAACTAATGCTATCCCTGTTGTTACACATAGCCCTGTAGTTGGCACAGTTGTTGAAAAACCTAATAGAAACTATGAAAAGTGTTATAACGAACGAGCAGAAAGATTTATAGGAGAAAAAGATAAATGTGGACCTAAGGGTAAATACTGGACTCCAAAAAATAAAAATGATTTATTCAAATATTTAAAGAAAATTTAGTGTATGATTAGTTATTTTGACGATTTTTTACTAGGTACTCAATTTGTCCCGCTTAATCAAAAAATGCTTAAGCGTTATAAACACGGGTTACGTCAGGATATAGGACATACAAATTTTCCTTCTGAAAATCAAGCAGTTAGAATTAGAACGTCTAGCAATGATCACGATTATACTGAAAGTAAAGTTTTGCTAGGTATTGAGATTGTTCCTGCAATAGAAAAAATGCGTGAGACATTATTGACTTTAGGTTATGTTGATCCAATGGCATATAGTGTTTGGTATCAATATGGCGATAAAAATCATTTAGTTGGAAAACATTTTGATGGTATTGTGCGTAACAGTACACCTGAAAAAAGTCTATCAACTTTTTTATACACTCACAATTATTGGGAAGATGATTGGGGCGGTGAGTTTTGTGTTAATAGCGCAGAAGTATTACCTAAACCCAATAGATTGATTGTTTATTCACGTGATGAAGAACATTGGATAAACAAAATTAAACACACATTAGAGGATAATTATATGCGTATGTTTTTTGGAGTTAGTTGGAGTACACAATGATACTTGTAGCAAAACCAATTATTAAAGATCAGTATTGGGTAGTTACCGACGGTGAAAAGAAAGTAGGCAATGTAACTGCCAATAATGCAGGTTATGAAGTAAAGTTAAATGACAATTTTTTACAATTTAACAATACTGAAGAAATTAAAGAAAAAGTAAAAATTCGTTTTGAACCAATTAAAACTAATAATAGTAAAGTAGAAATGCCCTACCCAGAGTATCCTACTCCAGAAAAAGTCTATAATTCAGTATTTGATATCAAACGTAAGTTACATTTGTTCACAACCGAAGAAAAAAGTAAATGTTTGCAGGCTGCAGGATACTTTGTAGTGGAACAAAATGGTGTAAAAGAGGTACAATTCTGTCCAAAATACATTTTTATTCAACGATATCCTTATAAAGGACCCTATAAAACTGAAATTGAAGCCTTGGCACATATAAATACACAATGATTCACGTTAAAAATTTCATGGATAAAGTCTCATTACTAGAAAGCAAACGAACAAAAGATTTAGTAATGCCTATGACTGATGCTAGGGGATTGCGTGATGAAATTATGTCAATATTAATTGACTTACATAATTTAAAAAACAATATAGATGACAAGGTTTTACAGGTTGAAATTAAAGGCGGTACGTTTAAGTGAGCAGAACTCAGCCAAAAGTCATATTAGAGTATGTAGATAAAAATACATATAAGACTGAACAGATCGTTGAAGCCAGCGGTATTTGGTCTGTGTATTATGACGATCAGCCTATTAATTTAAAAAGTAGTCATTATCTTAACAATGATAATGCGCCAAAATATAAAAAGACTAGTTTTAGCAATCCAGGTCATGCTAGAAACCTATGTAGAAAACTTAACGCGCTATTTAAGACAGATAAGTTTTCAGTCGTTTTCTTAACGACAGGTAGGCGCGTATACCCTGATGAGTAACCAGAATACTTTAAAACATCAATTAGTAGCAGCAATATTTGATCAACTGCCAAGCGATCAACGGCCACCCAAAACAATAGATAAAATGGTATTCAGTTGGTTTGAAACTGGACGTCAGGGTAATAGTCTACGATTAACACTTGAGGGGAAAAGATATTTTGACATTGCGTGTATTGAAAGTTATAGTTATCCAATTTTTGATAGAGATGTCAATACTTTATTAAATACAAAATATTTAGACGATTATTGGATTAATAAATTTACTTTAAGTTGTGGACGTTTTTTGCGCTGCCCATATCATATTGGTGATCAAAAAGTAACAGTATATGATGGCAAGGTTGCCATGATGATAGGGTTATATGGCGGCACATTAATAGATTATTTGATATCACAGGAGCAAATCTATGACAGACAAAAAGAACAAGGGTATTCCAACACAGAAGACGGGATTTAACCCAAACAATTTTAAACAAGGTAAAGGTCCAAAACCTAGTAAAGGATTTGGCAAACCAACAGTTCGTAAAACAGGAAGAGGACGATAATGACTGACGTAACCCAAAATGAACAATCACAACAAATTCAAACAACTGAAGTAAACTGTGATTTTTGTAGTAAACCACAAAGCGAAGTTTTTCGTTTGGTAACAAATGAAAAGGGCATTGCCATTTGTAATGAATGTGTGGCAGTTTGTGTTAATATCATAAACCAAGCAATTGACGACACAAAGTTACCACAAGTAAAGTTCCATAGTTAGTTGATTTATTGATAATAGTAGCATATAATAGAAATCTATTTGGTTATTTTGGGTTTTTATGAAAAAGCTAGTTATTTTTGGGTTAACCGTTCTAGTAGGATGCGGGGGCGGTGGCAGTAATAATACCACAACTCCTGTTAGTAAACAGGGAGTAACCTCAACTACCACTACTGTAGCTACTAGCACAAACAATATGGTGTCTACTACTGTGCCTACTGTATCAGTACCCACAGATGTTTCACAAATAAGTTATCCCTCAAGTTATCAAAACACTGTTACATTAGTTGATGCAAATGCATTTTGCGATATTGATAATAGTGTAGTAACTTATCCGCTAAGTTGGAATGGACCTCAAACTTTACCATATGTAACCGGCAATTCATTAAATAAGAATTTACTTAGATCAATTGTTGTAAACGATATTACACCAAAAACAACATATACAAGTAATACATCGATAACAACTTCCTGTCCAACACCAGACAATGTAACAGAATTTAGCCGAACAGTTACAAGATTAAAATCATTAGGTGTTGATGTAGTTCAAATTGCACGTTATTACAATGCAATTCAAAATAATGATGGAAGTTATACTTTTACACCTGATACTAAAAACTCATTAAGTGATTCTGAATTTGCAAGCGAGGTTAACATTGCACACGCGGCAGGAATTAAAGTCCAAGTTACAAATGCAATTTTATGCTGTGTTAATTCTAACGGGCAAAACATTTCAACACCTGCAGGTAATACACAGAATTATAGTTATTGGCTAAATTCTTTACAAACTTATATGGTAAATCAAGCCAATACAATGCAATCACTTAATGTTGATATTTGGCAAATGGATTGTCCATGTTTGTATAGTGATAAAGGTGATGGTAGCACGCAATCAATTCAACAATTTGTTACTGCATACGAAAATATAATTAAATCCGTATCATCAGTATACACTGGTAAAAAGTTTGTTGTAGATAATAGCTTGTTAGACAATTCTGCTTATATTTTATCCAAAATTGATTATGTTATGGCATATGCAAATTATCCATATTGGATAAGTAATCCTGCAAGTACAGATAGCAATTTAACAGTTGATACGGTTAAACAAGATTACGCAACTGCATATATGGTTTCCAATTGGACTGATTTATCGGCAAAATATAACAAGCCACTTATAATATATGGAGACGTACAATCACGTAAAAATTATCTATCTCAACCAGGTTACATGGAAGAATACATGTGTGAAAATACCATTGGTGGGGTAACATTCCCAATGGGTACAACCAGCCCAACTGGTTCAAACACTTGCATTGAGTTAAATACTACTCCTGCATTTAATGAGCAAGCAATCATTATAGAAGCAATGTTGGAAACAATTAATTCGGCTACTCTTCCTACAGGATCAATTGTACAAATAGATGGATATTTTTCAGACGATTTTATGTCAATGAACGGGCCTACGTTTCCCGCAATAGGCAGAAGTATCAGAAATAAGCCTGCTGAAGGTATTGTAAAGCAATGGTTTATGCGGTAAACTGTAAGTCATTGATTTTATTGGAGTTATAGTTGTTGACATTTTCATGTAAATAGTACATAATGTATTTAAGTTCTCTGATGAGCCTGTGAAAATCAGGCGAAACAATACAATGAACGCCCGGTGTAGGAGTTGAGTGAGTCGAGCGGTCGAAAGACAAGGCATGGAATGCCCGACTCAGACACTTGCGAGTTGTATTGTAAGAACATATAGGAAAGACAATGGCGAGTAAAAGACAAATTCGTAAGTCATTGATTTTGTTGGAATTTTAGTTCTTGCTTTTTGGGCACATTTCTGTATAATAGTAAATGTGTAGTCAATAACGGAGTTTAAAATGAACTGGAACTTAGAAGGCTTAATTGTGTCGGGTACTTACTTAGACGAAATTTTCGTACAGGGCAAAGTAACGTTAAGTCGTGTTGCTTACGGTGGCGACATTCATCATCACGTTAAATTAGATAAGCCCATAAACGTTTACGGGGCAATCCGCGATACTGTTATTCTCGACCATAAACAAATCACACAAGTGTCCAGTCACTAAAGGATGTTGTTATGTCGCAAGTTAAAAACGGTGTACATATTAATTTTCCTACTGATGATGTATTTGCTGCCGCCTGTGCTGCGTTTCGCATTAATGGCGCGTATCTAAAGGATACAGTCTTTGACGATAAAGGCGAAGTTGTCAGTTATTCTAATCGCACAACTTTGGTTCGTTTACTTAGCGAAAACGTTGATAAAATTACCGATGAGGATCGTACACAAGGTAAACTTGTGCGACAATATTATAAAGGACTTACTTTTAAAATATTAGGTGACAAATATGTAAGTGATTTTGATAGAACAGCAATTGAATGTGCTAGTCTTGAAAAAATAGAAGGGCATTTACAAGTTAGTGTAATTGCGTCATTACCAAAATGTTATATAGCATCTAAACAGCGTGATAATGCTGAAATAAAATTACTTAATGCTACAGTTGAACATATTGGAAAAATAGGTGATAGAGTAACATTAGGCATTGAGGTACTTAGAAGTATATACTCACGTAATTATAATAGGTATTATATTACCGCTATTACAGATGATAATAAAACTGTGTTTTTTAGTTATTCTAAAGCAGCCAAAATTGGCGATAAAATGAAAATTAAAGGAACAGTAAAATCGCATCGTGATACTGCATGTACACAATTAAACCGTGTTAAAGTTATTGATAACATTTAAAGGAGAATTGATTATGGGTAAATTAGCAGAATTAGCGTTAGAAATGCAGTTTCAAATCAGTGATGGCATTGATGTTCAAAATATTGCGCGTAACTTAAAAGTACCTTTAGAATGGGTACTTGATGAATACGAGTATATGTGCAGCAGCGATTTTCATTGCGATTCCTATACTGAAATTGATAGTGACGATAATTACAATAGTGTGGATTATGTTTGATGTACACAATGCTTGGCATCGTAAAGTTGGCAAGCGTGCCTATGTACGTGCTGAGGTAGAATTGTCGTATAACACTATAGATGACGATTTTGAAAATGGGTTAATAGTCTGGGGTACTGTAGGTAGATTAAAATATACCAAATATAGAACGTATGTAGGAGCTACCGGTTGGGGGCAAGGTTTAGACAAAATTAGTCCCAGTGATTTATTTAAATTATATCCTAAGTTGAAAGAAGAATTGGAAAAAATTGTTATGTGGGAGAGATTACAACAATGAAATTTTTAACTGGGTTTATTTGCGGTGTTGTGTTTAGCACAATTGGCGCATCAGGTGTTGTTTCTTTAATTGATAAATTTATACACTTAATTCAACATATAGCCCATAGTTTAGTTTAAAAACGAGGCTATTGCAAATTTTAGTAAAAAATTGTATAATGCTTTAACTGTTTATATAGGAATCAAATAATGAAGATTGTAGCGAAAATGGATAACAACAAGGTGTTATGTACTGTCGATGGCGATGAAATCGCAAGACTAAAAGGATTTAATGATTTTTATGACACTTTATTTAAACCATCTGTAGAACTGAATATTGGTAATGAAATTGATCTTAAAACGGCTTTTGATACATTAGATACTTTACGAAATTTTGATACAAAACAGATTAAAAATTTATATAGTGTAATCAAAAAAATGGAGACTGAATACAGTTGTGTTTTAGAAGCCTATCAAAAATTAATGTTGTTTGATAATCTAAAAACAATGGGCGATGACAAATAGGGAATTTGTATATGAGTGCTAGTTGGATTAGTAAACTTAACGAAAGTGATAGCAGATTACACAAAGAATCTGTTATTGGAGAAGCATTAACTGCTGCTAAACTTGGCAGTGCAAATGCTATTAACTTTTTAACATTAGCCAAATCTTGTTATAATCCCTATACAACGTTTGGTGTTAAGCAAGTTCCTGATACTGAAGGTATTACTAATGCTGAAAATCCTTGGCTAGATTTTGTTGCGTTGCTTGATGAACTTCGGTATAGGGTCTTGACAGGTAATGCTGCCCGAGATGCTATTGTTAAAATGAGTCAACGTTTTGACAGTGTGGAATGGAACAACTTTTGCGCTCCAGTTATTCGCCGTGACCTACGTGCGGGTATTAGTGACAAAACAATTAACAAGATTTGTAAAAAGACTGAATACGAGATTCCTGTATTTGGTTGTCAACTAGCAACTAACAGTGAAGGGCGTCCTGAGATGAAGGGTACTAAACGTTTAGAACCTAAACTTGACGGCGTTCGTGTGTTGCTTATGGTATTTCCAAATGATAATGGAACACCTACAACTATTTGTTTTAGTCGTAACGGCAAGGTCTTTGAAAACTTTAGTCACATTGAAGAACAAATTGCTAAATCGTTTACAGAGTTATCATATAGAGCAAACAAGGTTGATGAAGGGCGTTTCTTTAATGAAGGGTTTATACTTGATGGTGAAGTGATTGGCAACACATTCCAAGAACTAATGCGTCAGGCACGCCGCAAAGAAAATGTACAGGCTAGTGACAGTGTGTTTAATATCTTTGACATTCTTCCTATATCTGACTTTAAGCGTGGCTATTATAGTGCTACATTAGGCAAGCGTATTGACATACTTGAATCGTTGCGTAGTGTGATTGATACACTACCCAATGTTGAACTGTTGCCTCATTTAATGGTAAATCTTGACACAGTAGAAGGCAAAAATCAATTAATGCGTTATGCTAAAGATCAGGTTAATCTAGGCTTTGAAGGCATTATGATTAAGGATGTAACTGCGTCTTATGAGTGTAAGCGTAATACAAATTGGTTGAAGTTTAAGCCTGTTTATGACTATGACCTGACCGTAATCGGTGTTGAAGAAGGTACCGGTAAGAATCAAGGTCGCATGGGCGCTTTAGTGTGCGAGGGCATTGATGACGGTAAGCATATCACAGTCAATGTTGGTAGTGGTTATACGGATGTAGAACGACAATCATACTGGGATGACAAGGAAAGTGTTATTGGTCAGACTGCGGTGGTGATGGCTGACGCTGTTACTCAGAATCAAGACGGGTCATATAGCCTACGATTCCCTAGATTCAAGACTTTCCGTGACGATAAGTGATTTACAGTTATCAAAGTGCCAACGAACCATCGCTGATTTGCCACCAGTAGCATTACAATGTGGACATGACACAATTATTTATGCCAAATACTTGACAATAAATGAATTTGGTGCTATACTATAGTCATAGTAACAAAACAGGAGTTCAACATGAACGAACGAATCTTAAAACTATATGACCAAGCAACCATTTTAGAAGGCAATGGCGACTACGTGGCAGGTGAGTTGGATCCTGTAAAGTTCGCCGAGTTGATTGTCAGGGAATGTGCCCAACTTGTCGAGGATAATATGGACCCACAAAATGCTTGGATTACGCCTGACTATGTTAAACAACATTTTGGAGTTGAAGAACGCAAAGATTTGGTGTGTCCCAAGTGTGGTGTTGACCGAACCCTGGTAGATGAATTACAAATTGAATGTGATAGATTATATCGTATT